ATGTCATTAATGAAAATACTACTTGTTACTCAGCAGATAGCAGGAATTTTGTCGCCTATCATTCTAATCTTTATGATTATACTTGTAAACGACAAAAGAATTATGGGTAAATATATTAATACAAAGGCACAGAATATAGTATCAATAACCACCGTTGTATTTATTGTGGCTTTGTCGGTAGTATTGCTTTTTTCACCACTATTCTCTTAAAATCGATAGGTTAGTCTTTCATACAGCCTGTTGTAATATTTTTTAATCTCTATCAGTCGCGTATAAACCTGATAGAGATTAAATGATCTTACTAATCCCTTCTGTATTAGATATAAAATTGTCTAAGCTGTTCGGACATCTGATATAAACGTAAAAAGCTCTGAAATCATCCTTACAGCCATATAGATTACTCTTTTTGTGATTTTAGTAAATCTACAATACTTTCGCAAACCAGTACTAAATTTTTATTCTCACTTTTTATCCCAACTTCTTTCACTACCATATCTGTAAATTCTTGATCGTGCAAGTAGCAATTATCTTTAAAAATCCTATATAGTTCTTTAACTCCGTTTTCAATATCATTCATAAATAACTTACCCCCTAAGGATAATCTCATTTTATTCTCTCTCATCAATATAGTCACTACTCGCACTATTCCTTGTCGTTTTCGAACATATGTTCTTTTTATAGTATAATACACTTCCTAATCTTATTCAACCCTTATTACAATTTTTATTTTTATATGCAATTATGGTAAACTCTTCTTATTTATATTGAGAGATATCAGAGTGAAATCTCAAGAAATTAAACTTTAGAGGTTTTATTTGTCGTTTAGAATTTTATCACCAGCTGAATCCACTGTTCCTTTAAATAATAATATTGCTCTCCTAAGAAAATCTGGTACAGGTGCGCCCATTTTCCCTGCATTCTCAATAATGCTTCCTAACTCTGTCAGTATATACCAGACTATTACGACAGGGCATAGTATAACTGTATATGAAAATGGCAATGTAATGTTTGGTATATTATTTATTACAGTACCTATAACCACATCTAATAAAACAGACACTATCACTGCAACAATACTGCCTGTTTTATGCCATAGCCCTTCTCTGCCTCTTTTTGAATTCCATTCACCTGCTTTTGCCGCTGCTGCTGAGCCTGTGATCCAGTCCACAGCCATACAAGCTACAAATGTTACCGTGAGCCAGCCAAACCAGCCCAGCCATGCAGATATTCCAGCGAACGAAGCTGCTATGGTTGCTTTAAGAACGTTAATCTTATCCATTTTTGACCTCCTATTATTTCTTTTATTTCTTTTATTTCTTCTATTTCTTCTATTTCTTCTATTTGCTCGTATTATCATAATTAATCTTGTTAATTTATTTTTTAAATGGCTTTCGCAATTTTTATTATCAGCGCTTCAAAGCTTGGGTCAATATCCCTCTTTTTAAGCCAGAAGCTATAAGGCGTACTCGCTTTATCAGCAATAATTTTAAGAGCTTGTTCAAATGTCATTGTTTCTTCCATAGCCTCCTTTACCAGTGGAATAAAGCACTTTTCAGCAGCAGTCTTTGTATTACCTCCAAAGTACTTTGTGCCTGGACAAGACTTGTTTTTAACCCAGCAATGGTAAGGCAGAGTTTCTGTGGATGGAACAATATTAAACTTTTTACACAGCAAAGCATTTAGTTTAACGATGCTCTGCTTCTGCTCCTCGGTCATTACGTCGCTGTCGAAATTGCCGACATTTTCTATTGTTATGGCATTTGTATTTTGTTTACCCAAGAAGCCCCCACCGTCTTTTGTTAGTGGTCTACCAACACAAATAGTTCCATCTGGGAATGTACTGAAATGCTGCGCTATTTCAGACATTTTCAGAGTATTGACATGAAAGCTATCCATAGCTTTCATTAGAGCTATATGGTTGTTTTTTACGTCTTTGTAGCTTGGGCTGAATGTGTGATGCTGCTGAATGTTGGTAAATTTCTTTACATTTTTTAGTCCATCTATGTAGACTTTAAGGTCTTCTCGGTTCATTAAAATGAATTTTCCATCTTGTTTCATAGGATTTTATCCTTTCGTAAAAATATTAAAGTCAAGACCAGCCTAATCACAGCATTGTTTCACATGCTACGCGAACCCAACCAGCTAAAGACCATAATAAAAAGAGAGCTATTTAATAGCCCTCTCTGGTGCGTGATGTTTTCCTTACATCTACTAAATAGCTGCCAATATATCAGTTTTTTCAGCTTCAGTGAGTGCCACATAATCGGCTATAATTACCTCTGCTGTTTTACTTTCTTGTGCCATTCTAGTATTAATAGCATTAACAAATATATTTTTTTTCCATGTAGGCATTACACAGCACCTCCCATCAGAGCAGCCATTGCCATGTTTAAGTCATTAACTTGTGCCTGTAGTAGCTGTGTTTCTGACTTTGGTAAATCAGCAAATATAGCCACATTTGGTGTAACTGTTACATCGACACCTGTTAGATATTTACCTTCTGGGATTTCTACTTCTAGGTATGGCACCCCTACAGGTGTATGTAAATCGCTACCTTGCATTTGGCTTATTATAAAGCCTGTGTTGTCATAAATTATTTGTGTTATCATGTTATCAATCCTCTCTAATTATTTTATTATGCATAAGCTTCCCATGTTACTGGTGCCGCAGCTCCTGCCCCAGTACTAATCTCAAACGAATTTGTAGCTATTGATAATGGGAAAGTAGCATTTGAAAAATTAATCCCATTTGATGTATAGGCGCCCAGTGTGTTATAGTAACCTGAAAAGATTGGACTATATTGTCTATAAACCGTCATAGAGTCATATGACCATGTGGCATTAACTACTCGTGGAGTAAAACCCAAACCAGTAATGGATAATATACCATCTACACCTGTTGTTGTAGTACCACTTGCCCATTTTTTACTTGTATTAGTACCAATAAGTCCTATACCAGAAGCACTATTGAAAGTCTTACCGCTTGCTACGTCTACCGCTGTTGCTGTACCTCCAGTAGCTGCTATTGTTTGTATACCACTTAAATACTGCGCTGCTGCTATTGTTTGTACTGCTGTGCTAGGATTATAAGTAGCTGCTGCTTTAGTAGTTATTATTTGTGTTACTTTGCCCGAGCCATTGTGGTAACCTGCAGGTATTGTATAAGTACCATTAACAGCAAGAGAATTACTGACTGCGCCATTGTTTGTCATGGTACCTGTTACTTTACTGCCATTTATATAAGCAGTTACACCAGAGAGTATATTGGCTGCTGTAGCGGTAGCATCTGCTGTAAATGTGCCTAATATTCCACCTACTGTTGTCCCCGCTTTGATTACACTTGCAATTAGCCCAGTAATAACTGCTTTTACTTTACCTAGTCCGTTGTGATAGCCTGATGGGATAGTATATTCTTCGTTCTGCACATCTAGAGTTATAGTTCCTACACTACCATTGTTTGGCATTGTGCCAGTTATATCTCCTGCATCTGTACTTGCTGTTTCACCAGAGAGAAGGTCAGATGCAATTGCAGTTCCAGAACCACCCTCACCCTGTAATATAAAATTTGTGCCATCATACCTCAAAGTGTAAACACCATTAAGCCTCAGTTTACCACTTATCATGGCATTACCTTTACTATCTAGTATGGGTTTAGCACCAAGTCCATTTATATTTATTGTGCTTGCTCCTGTGTTAGCTACATTAATTTTTACTGTAGCTCCGACTCCTGCAGTGTAAGCAGATAATGCAGGTGACAGTGTAAGGGTGTATGTATTAGCACTCCCTGCAGTAGCTCCATATCCTATTTGGCGAACATAATCCGACAAATGCGAACTAAGCTCCCCCCCAACGCTTGCAACTTTCAGATCAGTATAAGCCTTCGCTACCGCTTCAGCAGCAGCAACTTCTGTCTGCACCACTTCAGGTGTTTCATATCTACCATCATGGTTGTGGCCTGCCAATGTCCCATCTGCATCCTTAAGACTTTTTAACTGGGCATCAATAATATCCATATTGGCATTTTGGTCTTCAATATTATAAAAATCTTCCTGTGATGGCTTCTTTAAATTATAATTGCTTGTATTTGTTCCCATTACTTAAGCACCTCACTTCTCAATTGTTCATATGTGTAATTTGATAAACTAACATTTGTATAGTCTTTCAACAATAGATGTTGGTTGTATAAAAGACTTAAATCAATAATCATGTTTGCAGGAATGGTTCTCTGCAATAGTTTTTTTACTTCTTCAAAATTTGATTTTGCCGTAAGCGCGACTCTTACAACCAAGGTATATGCATTGTTTAAGAGTTTTAATGAATATCCCATATCGCCGCACAAGGAAGCCAACAGTTGTTCCAGCTTTATATATGTGTACGGCAGTTTTTCATTCAGACTGGCCAATATTCTGAATTTTCTATCCTCTAGCATGTCAGAGCCTTTAGGGGATATTTTTAGAATTTTTTCCCAGCTTTTCACACCATTCTCTGTAGAATCCTTTACAAACTGGTCATGCATTACATTATCAAAAGTTTCGCGAATCGTTAAAAGTTCAGGGTTCTCAGCTTCTGCAAGCATTTTGAATTCCCTGAACTCTTTTATAAAATCCGGTAAATAATTTAAAATATTAATTTCTCTATCCAACAACACCACCCCTAACTGGAATCGAATCTTTTCCCAATACCAGGTTTTGTTCAGCACCATTTATCGTGGTTCCGGAAATATCAAGAATTCCGGCTACATTCAGCAATCTGGTTTCAATCTGACTTATTCGGATAACCAAATTATCATTTTCAGCCCAGAGCTGATTAAGTTCCAGAAAGTACGTATCAATTGCTGCCTCAACATAGTTTTTTACATCAATCCATCCCCATTCGGGCTGATAACTGATATTCGTTGAAATATCAACCACTTGCTCCTCTACTCCTGAAACTGTAACAATATGCCCTATAGGTGCAAGTCCCACACCATTTCCCTGTTTTCCAACAGGATCGATTTCCTTCTGTACATTGTCTATAAGTTCGGCTGAAGGTTTCTGGTACTCAGAATTAATAATAATCAGCTTAACTGTGCCACCGCCGTTCCAGGTGGGATAAACCTTAATTCCTCCCACACCCTGAAGCTCATTTACTTTTTCCTTGTAATCCGAAATATTTCCACCAAAAGCCTGTGAATCAAGGGTAGCGAAATATCTTGAACGCAATTGTTCTGTGTCCTCTTCGTCTTCCCCTGGAATAAGAACTTCGGTAAGCAAAGCACTTGTCAATTCATCAATATAATCTATTGGAATTAAAGAACCAAAATAAAGATTTCCTTCACTGCCTTCAGTTTCGCATTTTAGTTTGAATTCAAAATCCTTTATTTTTTCCGTCACGGTATAATTCAAATTCCCCAGTGAAAATCTTGAGCCCAGCGGAATATTCATATTGAACAAACCTCTTAGGACAGCATTTGAAGCAGCATTAGGAGTAATACCCCGTTCAGCTGCTCTTTTAATTAAAAATTCTCTGGATGCGGTATCAGCAAAAGTTTCATTTAAGATTACATCAGCTTCAATATATATCTGAGCTAATTCGGCAGCTGCCGGTGCCAACGCATCAAAAATAACCGACCCCTCTCGCTTGTCAATGGAGTTTGGAACTCGGCTTAGCATTCTTTGCAGGAGCATTTCATATGTTACATTTTCATACATTATATTTTCACCACCTTTTCAATATTAAAATTACCTTCAATTGAGTTTACTGTAAACTGAACCAGAACTTCACCTCTGGAGGAAGCAAAAGAAAATTTATCAACGCCGCTGATTCTTTCATCCTGCAGCAGTGCATTAGTAATTCTCCCTTTGATTTCAGAATACACAGATGGTACTTGTTCTCCAAAAAGCTCTTTTAGCTCCGAACCATAGCTCCAGCTGTAAATCAAAAAATCATATCTCTGGGTGTTCAAAATTTTGTAAACAGCCTGTTTTACAGCCTCTAAACCATCTACCCAACTGCCTAATGTCATTTGTGAGAAATCCATTTTATAGGTTTTGGAAGGCTGCTGCTCAATTTCAAAATCATTCTGCAGATCATCATATGAAACTGGAATCATGTTTTCACCACCTTATCCAAGACAATAAATTTTTGCCCACCCTGTATCTGCAGCAGAATGACCTGTTCTCCTACAGTCAGACCATTATGAACCGTGTATTTCTTTCTCTGTTCTATCTCAGAAGTTTGTATATTACTTCCTTCTATAGGATTCTCCGCTGTCATTTCCACGTCGTAGTCTTTTACATTGTTGGTCAGAATAAGCTGTGCAGCATTCAGGGTTAGCCTCTGCTCAATATTGATTCTTAAAGGTGTGTCACTTACTACTGTGCCAAAAACAATTGATGTGGGTTTGGATTCATTAACTGCTCCAAGAGCAACTATTTTAATGAGTTCAACCATATTAGGCAATAAATTCCCCTCCTCTCAGGTTCAGATTCATAAAGTGTTCATTCCCATTAAAGGTATGCTTGACTGTTTCAACTAGCATGTACTTTTGAATATCTATGTCACCAAGCTTCAAACAAACAAGAATAGTGCTGCCTCCTCTGACACGTACATCACCGATAGCATTTGACACCGACAAGCTTCGTGTTTTTTTATTATATAAGGAAAGTAGTGCATCAGCTTTGGCTTTTCCATTAGTATTTTCATTAATTGTTTCAAAAAACTGAAGTACGCCCCAGGAATTCTTATTACTTTCGTCTTCAACAATGTATATATCTCTCTTTCCTGTTTTATCATTGTTATAGGACAGTTTTATTCTGTTATAGGTTTCACCGTCAATTGATGAGGTATAATCAAAATTTTCGGCTGATTGTTCGTCAATAAGCAGATTGAGCTTCATTGCTTCAATGTCCTTCAATGTCAATTTACCAAAATCATCATAAAGCACATACATCTTCTTTTTATTTTGAAGAGTCAAGTCAAGTGCATTTTGAATCATATCAAACAATGTCTTGTTGTCCTCAAGCCTGTTAGCAATGACATATGCCGTGTTATCAAGCTTGCCAGTTTTCAGATTAAAATCTTTTGCCAGTTTTCTTACCAAATCGCTTGCCGTCATGTTTCTATAATTGTAGGTATCCTTGTTTTTTAGATATCTTAGCTGATCATAGGCAGTAACCTTTATGATTTTTTCCTTATCACGTTTTTTGGCAAAAACAAACCCATAAAAAATACTTTCACCATTTACATAAAAGCTAACGGCATTACCCTCCTGAAAGTTTATTAGTTCATCCTTAACAACTGAAAATTCCAGCTTTCCGGGAACACCTTTCCTCGCAGTCTCCCAAGTAATTTCTTCCTGAACAACAGGGAAATACCCTTGTGACCCATTCCAAATTATCAACTCAACCAAACCGAATCACCTGCCCTGCTTTAATTAGATTGGGGTTCTTAATTCCATTAAGTTTCGCAACTAGGGGGTATTTAGAACCATCCCCAAGATACTTTTTACATATCGCCCACAGTGTGTCACCCTGCTTAACCGTATATGGTTTTGGTACAGTACTAACAACTGACTTTTTAGTTTTTGTTAATTTATTACCTTCACCAATGCTATATATCCACGTGGAATATCCTGTATACTGCTTTAGGCTTATGGATACCATCAGATCCAAACCATTGCTGCTATCCTCAATAACGTTGTATTCTTCAAGTGACACATTCATCTCTGTGTCAAACAGCATAGTACCACCAGGCGAACTCCTCTCAATCCTAAATAGAAACGGAATTCTTTCGATCTTTAGTTTTTCAAACAGATCAAGATAGTATCTGACATCTATAAACTTACTATTTTCATACTCGTCATGCATGACTCCGACAGGATATATTGCAAATGGATATCCTTTTGCCTGGGGAATCATTAATTCAAAGCTGAATTCGGTGAGGCCTGGAGTTTTTAGAATATTGATTTCACTGCCGTCTATAAGGTTAATTGTCTTATTCTGATTTTTAATCTTCATTTCAATTTTTGATGGAGTGACCGGCATGGGCACATCATCAAAACAAACTGTGTAAGCCATTAGTTATGCGCTCCTTCCGCCGAAATCATCAATGATTCATTAACCTTCTGCTCCATGTAGGAGACTACTCCATCCAGATCCAGATTGCTATTAATGTTGTTGTTGTTTGTCATATCCACCTTGATTTCAGATGTTGTAAATCTGTTGATTACTTCCTGTTCAGCAACGTCCCTCATGTATTTCAAATCCTCTTCTGAAACATCCATGGAATTTTTCATTGCACCTGTATTTGCAGCAGCAGTGGCTACATTGTTTTTAAGGTTCTGATCCTCGGAATATTTGGTAGCATCAAAAGCCTTAGTAGCTCCGCCTGTAAGCTTGGATAGGTCAAACTTTCCTTCAATGTTTTTCCCAGAACCGTATCCTGCTTTATAAGCATCACCATAATTCAATCTGTTCATATTAATTCCAAGGCCACTAAGAGTACTGTTTATATCCAATTCAGATACTCTATCTTTGTATGTTCCATTTCCATATTCTTTAACCCCAGTTTCTGCCATCACTTTTAAATCTGCTCTCCAGCCTTTTACTGTGTCAGCCATATGTGTACCAAATATAAAGTCCATAGCTGAAGCAATTTTTTCGAGTACACCGAGAACATTGTCCGCAAGATCACCAAATAAATTAATGATTGCCCCAATTGGGTCATTGAATAAGTTTCCAAAGAAATTGGCAAATGAAGCAAATAAATTATACCAATATTCAATGATTCCAAAAACAATCTGAAGTAAACCTAGGAATATATTTGCAATGAATGCACCTACCGTTGCAAATACGCCCATTATTATTCCAGTTGCTGATAAACTCGTTCCTGCAAAATGGTTTATCGCTGCAATTACTGCATAAAATATTGCAATAAGAGCAATAATTGCTATTATTATCCATGCTATCGGGCACAAAGCCAATGCGGCATTTAATCCGTCTTGAGCCAAAGTCATTGCAATTATTTGTACTGTTTCTATTCCTGACGCAATACCATTTAAAATATTTGCTGCCATGTTCTTCATGGTTGTTAGCCATGCAATTCCCATTGTTGCATTATAAACTATCAATGCGGCAATGATTCCCCAAATAATGGGTTCGATCCATGACCAGTTACCTATAATTACACCGGCAATTTTAGAAACTATGTCAAGTACCGGTTGGAGTGCATCTAAAGCTGTGTTTTTTACAGAATCAAAAACCTGTTGAAACGTCTCTGGAGTGTTTGCTACCTTATTATTTATATCATTTGCAGAGTTATATAATGAATTTTTAATAACATCATCTGATACTCCATCACCAGCCATAAGTTCCTCCGGAGATTTTCTGGTATACTTGGAAATCGCCTTAGCCAGCATTGGAGCTTTTTCCATTACTGACATTAAGTCATCCCCCTGAAGCTTGCCTGAAATCATTGCTTCGGTTATTTGGTCTATGCCGCCTGCCGCCGTAGAAGAATCTACGCCGCTGAAAGATTTATTCAACAGTTCTGTAAAATAAATGGATTCATCTGTTGTTTTAAAATCGTCCTCAGAAAGAGTTCTGAGCTTTGTAACTGTTGAAAGTGTTCCGTCATATGAACTTCTTGAATTCTGCGCCGCTGCAAAAACCTTATCCTGAACTAAAGCTTGTGATTCACCCTTCCCCGTAATTGATGCAAGCTGTGAGCTCTGTCTAACATAATTGTCGCTCAAAGCCATTCCTGCTTTTAATGCAGGCCATCCTGAGGAAGCAATTCCCTTTACTTTTTCAGCAAATCCGCTTGCACTGCCCTTACCTGCCTGAACACTACCGTTTAACGTTTTCATTTTTTCTGTAGCTGCACTTATTCCACTCTTAATATTAGAAAATGATTCCGCTACCATTGATAGTTTTGTCGCCGCTGCACTAATACTGCTTGTGTTAATTGCCCTGCTTGACTCAACATTAAGCATTTTGAAATTATTCACAACAATATTTATTGATTTATTAATCGAATTAAGGGTGTTTGCCGTTCCATTCGAAATTTGTATTGCATTTGCTATTGTTGCCATCTCTTTTTCACCAACCTTTATGCTTTAAGAGGCACTCATACTATGAGTGCCTCTTGAATAATGCTGCTATTTTTTCCTTTTAGCCTTGCTCTTGCTCATTTCCTTTTTGTCATTCTCAATTTTAATCTGTATAGCTGCAATAATGAAAGCTCTCTCTTCCCTTGGGAGCTTTAGATATTCCCCGGGAGTTATATGAAGTTTATGAAGGCAATAGTATGCAACATTAGAGTCACTATCACCTTCATTTATTAGTTTTTTGCTTCTTCAACCAGTTCTTCCATCGTTACATCAAAGCCATTCACTTCCTGAATCTTTGAAAGATAATCAGAATATTCACCAGGTTTCAGCATGGTTTTGAGGAGAGAATCTGCACCTAATACTCCATAGCTGTTCTGGAGCTCTGCATCATTCAGATTAGGATAAACTGTGCATCTTGAGGCAAGTTTCCCCAGATATGCATTGAAATCAGTCTCCGGTGTAAATTGGTTTCTTTTGCCTGGTACCTGAACTTTGCGGGTACAAGCTTTTCTTATTGCTTCATCCTCATCCGAAGTGATACAGCTGATCTCCCATTCAAGGGGTTTACCATTCTCATCTACAAACCTTTTTGAAGCCACAAATTTTATATGATCATCTTTTATTACATTTTGATATAGAAAAAAATTTAAGTTATTCATTTTTATCACCTTTTCATTTAAAATTTAATATTATTTCATACCCGAAAGTGTGCTGAACGGTTTAGGTATCTCAAAATCTTCAAAAGTAAAGTCCATATCTTCATCCAAATATTCTGCATCAGCATCAAATTTGGTAAGAATTCCTCCGTCGGCATTGCAGCCTTTTAAAAGCACTGCCTGTCTTCCTGCACTTGAAGTTGCATCCTCATTGGTTACCTGAATATCAAAATAGATATCCTCTCCAGTATTCTTATACTTAAGAAGTAATTCTCTGAATATGGAGGTATTGTAATGGAAGGTTGCAGAGCCTGTTCCCTTCCACCCTGTTGATTTATTTCCCTTTCCTGTTCTGCCAAGGATAGGAACCTCACTTTTAGTTTTTTCCACACTGGCTTCAAGATTTATTGCCTGCATAAAATTATATCTTTCACCCTCAATAGTTACGAAACATTCGGCCTGTGATGCACTTACCGCATCTTTTGCATTCATAGTTAACATAATTTTCACACCCCTTTTCTATTATTGTACAATGGTTGTCATATAAAGCTGTTCCATTGCATTAGTTACTGTTACAACATCCTGAACAACAACCGCTTTCTTGCCGTCGCCTTTTGATACCACAATATCTTCAGCTTTAAAAGCTTCAATGGCTCTTAGCTTTTCAAGTTCCTGATGATGCTTAACTACATCGTTCCAGAAGGAAATTCTTCCAGATGCATCATTTGGAATATTGCCATTATATTTATCATTAAAAAGTACTGCTATGTCATTGGCAATCTGGTCAAGAACCCTGATAGTCTGATTGCTGCTGAAATCACTGTTTTGTTCCTCTGTAAGAGAAACAAAACTATTAATGTCTTTAAGTACCCTTACTTCATCTCCAACTCTGTGGAAAATAAACTTACCCGCATTAAGTGCCGTTTCCAGCTCCCTTTGTGTAAAATCAACGTTTACTTCAAATTCACCATCATATTTTTTGTTCGTATTGCTCTTATTGACTGCACAGCCTGCTGCTTTTCCCGTTACCCAATATACCAGTGAAGCACTTTCCTGATCATTTATGACTTCATTCTGAAGATTTATAACTCCTTCAAAATCGCCCGCTGTTCTATAGAGAACGGTCTGAAACTTTATTCCTGCTTCGTTTCTCATTCTCTTGGTAAACTGAACAAATAGGCTAGTAACTTCAGGGGAGGTAGCTAAACACCCAAGTGTATTGAAAGAATAAGCTTCAAGCTTATCCAAGAAGGTCTGATATTCAGCACCTGTAATTTCTTCACCATTAGTTCCACCAGTCAATGGAGTTCCGCTGGTTAAGGATATTGTTGCTGAAGAAATAAATACAACGAAATCATTTGCTTTAAGTTCAACCATACTTGAAACAGTTTGGGAATCAACCTTTGTTGTTTCTATTAATGTATGAACATCATATTTACTGGCATCCTCCACATTTTGTGCAATAACAATTTTAATATCATTTCCTCTAATACCTGAATACTTTGCTGTTGCATAAGTACAAGCAGCCTTTACACCCTTGTTGAGCTTAAAGAAATATCCTGTTTTTATGTTTTTGAATAAATCCCTTAAGCCTTTGAGCTTCTCATGTGTATAAGCATAGCCAAAAATCTTTAATGAATTCTTTTGAAAATCAACAGCCTCTACCATAAAAATACTTTCATCAACACACCAGTCAAGTTCCAGCGGCATTGCAGCTACCCCCCTATCACTAAGAGCTGCTGTTGCTCTGGCTGCACTGATAAAATTGATGTAACTTCCCGGCAATACCTTATTCTGTGTTAAAAATGTTCCTCCGCCTAGTGCCATATTATTTCACCTTTCCTTTCATAAATTCATTTATTAAACTATCAACTTCACCAAAGTTATACTTTTTATTATCCTTAAGAAGAATCTGGACTAAATCTTTTCTGTCACCGTACCTCTTACTTGAAATAATTTGTTCCTTTGAAAAAGCTGCTGTTTCTTCATTTATTACATTTTTTCTTTTACCTAAAACCATATTTCTACCCCTTCTTTACTCCAGTTTCGACTGCCATACTTTCCATTACCTCAATAGTTTCTACTTCCCTATAAACATAAAAGTTGTAATTTACAAAAAAATTCAAAATATTATCAACAACTTGATAACTCATTTTAGTTCCACGAAACAAATCACCCTCATTAGTTATATATTCCAAGGCACTATTTAATCTTTCGATAGTATCAAGAATTTCACCATTCTTATTGGTAGTACCTGGGTGATAATGAATTACAAATTTCTGCTCCAGGAAATATCTTTTTCCAAGCATCTTTTTTTGATTTGATGTCTGAAGATAAACAAAAAAACAAGGTGTACTTTCACCCTGTTCCAATGGTTCCTTGTAAACCACAATTTCAGTTCCGAATTCCTCGGTCAGTTTTAATGAAATTGCTTCAATCATGTTATTAAGCAAAAAATCCCCTCCTTGCTTTTAAATTTTATTGATTTTCAAAATCTCAACTCCCTTCCTAAATAATTAGAATATAATAAACAATTTTGTTTTAACCACTCCCTTCACTTTATTTCTGCTAATGTGAGCAGCAAAAAGGAGACAGAGCTTTCTGCCTCCTCACGCCTTTATTACGCTGCTTTGCGTAGTTACTATAAATTTGCATTTCTCTACAATACTATTTTACATCATATATACTGGTATTGTTTGGTATACTTTTTATAAATTTATCATGCTTCTTTCTGACTGTTTCCCAGGAATAGCTCATACCTTCCCCTGTCTGTTCCCAAGTCAGTCCGTCTATGTATCTGTAAGTTAATATCTGTCTTATGTTGCTGTCCTCAATGCTCTCAATATATTCAAAGGCTTTGTTTACCTTCTCCATTAGCTTTTGTGTTTTTGCCCTTATCCTTAATGCAACCTCATTTCTTTTTTGCAGGCACTCTTCCGACATCTCTTCTTTGCCTGTTATTGTAAATGACCTTGGCAGATATGGAAATTGTGTCATGCTTCCTCTGACTTTGTCAGTTACAATAGTGTCATTATCTCCATAATTCAGCTCTTGAAGCTTTAGCCTTAATTGATTGATTTCCTTTTTCAATTTAATTATTTCACTTAATTCCTCTTTTATCATAGATTCCCTCCATTCCATTTTCGTAGCATAGTTATCATATCTAATTCTTTATAAACATTTTTCAAATATAAACTTCGATATGTTCGAACAATCGAAATTATATGTCGCAATAATCGAAATGTCAATAACTATTTTCGAGTATTTCGAAAATTTATGTTTACAAATCCCTAAATTATTGGTAATATATCTGTTGACAGGAGGTATGCAAAATGATTGTTCTTGGAGACAGAATACGTGA